GAAGGTAAAGTTCTCAAAGGAATAACCAAAGATTTAGTTCGTTTGGGAAACAGGTGTTTTATTTCTTTGCAAGAAGACCCACATCGGTTTATTTCGTATTTTTACGGATGGGGTGTGGGAGCAGAAATGGAAGAGTTGATTACTCGTAAACTCAAAGAGCATTTTCCACTAACAGAAGATTCAAGATATACCGTACACGAAGGTATGTTTGGTGGTTACATGATTGATTGTGGTGGCAGAATGGCTATTCAATTAGAAACGCCTGGAGACGGTTCTTACACCATTTCCAAGCGTATTGATTGTCAGGTTGATACTGCTTCTGCGATTATCAAAGCAACCGCAGATTAATCTTTAACTTTAAAACCTAACGCTTTAGCAATCTTAGGAAACTTCTTAGGATACTTCTCTACCAATTTCTTGAGAGTTTCGTAGGCTAGTTGTTGCATGTTCAGCATCTTCTTGCCTTCAGGAGAAATCTTCTCTTTGGGAGTTTCTGCCTTTTTAGGTTGTGCTGCGGGCTTAACCTCTTCTTCAACATCACCCTTGGTTTGTGCTGCTGAAGTATTACCATGCTTTTTTAAAGTTTTAGGATTGGCTGTGGGAGGAGACTTTGGATCTTCCGTCTTGGGGGCTAGTTTCTTCTTGCCTTGCCCTGTTCCTGCGTGTTTGGCTAGACTCAAATCCTCTACGCCAGTAGCCGCTACATGGGTTCCCAGACTCTCTAGAATGACCTGTGTTGCGTTTTCGGTGAGAGTTCCCTCTACGACCACATATCCTGAATGAGTGTGTCTTGCTGTGTATCCCTGTTGCTGTAAACGCTCAACCACAAATCGGGCTGAAGATATAGTTGGAAATTTAAAAATAGAGTTATTCATTTTCTCTCCCTGTTGCTTCTTTATTTAGTTAAATAACGATATGAGCATAAGCGAACAAGAACTACAGACTATTATTCAGGAATTAAAAAACTACCGAGCAAATATTGCTGCTAGCATGATGCGTATACGGGAAATTGAAGCCTTCTTGGAAAGCAGACTGTCACAGAATCAGCAACAGTCTTAAGCGATCTTGCTAAAGTTATTCTTCTTGGTGAAGGTAAGATGACTGGTAAACTTAGTTTCCAGCAATTCCTTTGGCTTGTGGGAAATGACGAACGCATTTGTTCCATCACCGATAGCACGAAGAATCTCAAGGAAAGATTCTACCGAAGCATCATCAAGGCTACCGTCTAGCACCTCATCCATAATCAGCAGATTGGTGTCTAGACTGTTCTTCAAGGTAGCAATGGTTCGCCATGCAAACAGTAAAGCCAAATCAATCTTACGCTTCTCACCTTCCGAGAAGGATGAGTATGTAAACACATCACGATGTCTGCTCTTGATGGTTTCATTAAACTCTTCATCTAAGTTGAATGACACAAACAATCCCATCTGATTCAGGTATCGGTTGATGATTTGATTTATAACAGGAATGTAGTGCTTGATGATTCTGCTCTTGATACCGCTGTCCTTGAGAAGAGCCGAGGCAATACCCAAATAGTATTGATCGTCCACCATCTCTTTGCGAGTATCCTCAAGTTCACGAAGCGACTCTTGTAGTTTAGCCAATTCCTTTTCATCAGCATCGCCTTGTGCTTTCTTTACGGTTTCAAGTTCCGAAAGACGAATTTCAAGTTTCTTGCGATTTGCAATCGTGGTTTGTAGACTTGCTGATGCTTGTGATCTCTTCACCTCAAGTGAACGAATTTCACCAAGCACAGTATTAATTTGTCCTACTCGCTCGTTGGCTTTATCCATAGAGTCTTCAATATCCGTTATAGCCTCTTGAAGTTCCTTGCCCTTCTTTGTTTTATTTTCAACCACATTAGATTTAAACTGCGGATCAATCTTCTGTGAGCAGGTTGGGCACGAATCGTTCTTGTTGTAAAAATCTATCTCGTTAACGATAGTCTTTACCTTGCCTTTAAGTTGACGCTGAATAGCAGACAAATCATTGATACTTTTGCTGACTGTATCATTATCTTCAATCAAATTATGTTTACTGCTGATATCGTGATCTAGTTTTTCAATTGCTTGAACCAGTATCTGTTCATCTTCGTTGCACTTTATTATATCTGCACGACATTGATCTGCCGCAATATCCGTATTCTTGCCTTTGTTTTCAAGATACTTCTGATTCAGACGAACCTTTTCTTTTTCCACATTTACATCGGCATCTGTTATTGTCAACTCTTCTTTTAGTTTAGAGAGTTTGCTCTTCAACAATCCGTTCATAACCGAGAAGATGTTGATATCAAGAATAGATTCCACAACTGCTCTACGCTCCGCTGCGGTTAAACGCATAAACGGAACATAGTTGGCAGAGCCAAGAATAACAACTTGACAGAATGCCTTGTAAGACATACGAAGAACTTGTTCTTCAAACATCTTCTGATAGTCTTTGCTTTTTGCATCCTGATCTACAAGTTTGCCGTTCTTGTAAATCTCAAACATAGCGGGTTCAAGTCCACGCTTAATCAGATAAGAATCTGTTCCCACTTCCATATCAAGTTCAACAAGACAGTTCTTTTCGTTGACCGAGTTTACAAGTTGTGGCTTGTTGATGTTACGATATGGCTTGCCAAAAAGAGCAAAGGTAAGAGCATCCAAAAGGGTACTCTTACCTGCTCCGTTTTCACCTGATATTAAGGTTGTATTTGAGGCACACAGGTCTACTTTCGTAGGATACTGTCCTGTAGAAAGGAAGTTAGACCAGCGTATCTGCTTGAATTTAATCATTGTATAAAAATCTCAGTTAAGGTGAAGTTACTTGTTCCAAGGCATCTTGGTTGAAACCCACTTCCAAAGTGGTGCTCCAATTAGTGCGCCTGCAACAAACATCAATACACTCCACCATGCAGTTCCTAGTAGTTCGCTCATGTTAGTCTCCTCCTTTCCTAACCGTATTTAGGTCAGGGATAGTACGAAAGAAGTGCCTCTCTGATGCGTTTTGGTATCTTTTTGTCTGATTTTGCTTTAAAACTATCGGGCATCATACCAATAAGTTTTCGTGATTTCATTGGGTCTTTTGCGCCTCTGCGGTAATTCCAAGAGCGGCGTTCACGCATAATCCAATGCATGTAGATGTAACAGTTTGCTTTCTTAATGTAATCTTCAATATTCACATTCAAATCAAACTGTTTGATGATTGATACGGCTCTTCGTTCTGCATCGCGTTCCATAGCCATGATGCGGGTCATTGCTCGTTGAACATCACGCGACTCGTAATCTTTACCTGAAAGCCATTCAAAGAACACAATACCTGCATTATCATCCGCAGACTGAATATTCTTTGGACAGTCTAACCATTGAAGGAAATGTGCGTATTCGTGAGCAAGTACTCCTATAAAATCTTTACAGTTCTTTGCTACACGAATAACAACAGGGTTATCGTTAAACAAACCACTAGAACGAATTCCTTCCCCTGTATTAACTTCTTTGCCTGTACCGACTATTAGTTTCCCACCATATTCTTCAAGATGCTCACGGATATGTTGCACAAACTTCCTTGCTTTCTTGTCCATGATGGCTCCTTTGCTTTACGGTATACTTACGACAAACTCTCCATTATAATTCACGGTGGCAGAAGAACCAATAATACGATACGCCTTCGCTTTTTCTTCTGTGTTCATTTGTGCAAGTGCGCGATACTCATTCAGCATAATCTCGTCGGACATATCCTTCTTCTTGCATTTGCAAACATTAGGATCATACCAAACACGAGTACGGATATACCACTTGGTAAATTCACCTTGATTGTTCTTTAAATCTTCGGTTCCGTTACCATGCTTATTTATGAGATATTGAACCAATTCTGTTGGGGTGTTAACTATCAGATTTGTTTCAGCCATTGTTGTTCTCCAATCTCTCAAACCACTTCAGTAATGCAGAAATACCGAAGTATGTAGACATACCTCCCAAGTATACCGCAGGAACCCATTCTAGGCAAGAGAAAATCGCAGAAAATCCCAAAGAAAGCCATGCCGATAAACAATACGGACATGTTACTAGTCTTGTAAAAAATGAGTCGTGGGTGGTCATCCAAAACATTTTATAAGAAAGCGTAAAGTCGCGTTTTCTTTCTTCTTCATACTCTTTAAATTTTGTTATTCGTTCGGGTAGGGGCAGGACTTTAAAATACTCGTATACAGCAGTTGTCTCAAAAACAACAAATAGTGATGCCGCCACCCAAGATATTGCAGCAAGTATGCTCATGGTATAAATCTCCGTTTGTATTTATTGCTCGGATTGAGCGTTTAGATACTTTTCTATTTCTTCTTTATCTGGCGTGTTTTTCAGAATCCATCGTAAAACAATATTTGATATTGCGGCAGATGGTTTGAATGGTTGACCCATATCTTTCACTTTAACATATTCAAATTTCTTAACAACTTTTGGTTTGGGCAAATCAATACCACCTGCAAATTGTTGTCTAGTTTTATCTCCACCAACAGGAGGCTTAAAGAAAACTGTATTTTCTTCTCCTCCAAGAATAACAAAAGCGTCCCCATTAATCAAGTCGGAAGGATAGTTTTTAAACAAGAAATGTTTCATTGTTTCTGCTGTACCGCTATGAGTTCCAATTAATACGGTAACAGGAACAGTTCTATCTCGTGTGGTGTTTGCTTGTATTGCGATACGATAATTAGTCAGTACCCAAACAAGATGCATATCTTCCTTTTTATATCCCATGCTTATCAGTTGCGGAACAAGTTCTTGAAACTCTTCATCATCTTTAAATGTTTTATCAAAGATGATATTGGGAAGATTGTTTTTATCTGCTCGGTGTACCGCTAAAAAGTTACTCAGAATTTTCTTATCCCACTTTAAACGATCACGAACAAATGTGTGAATAAACGATACATCGTTAGGATTCTTTAAACTCTTTCCCAAGAGTTCAGGATATTTTTTTGATGTTTCATTCCATCTGAGAATAGTTTTCTTCAGAGTATCAGGATCAAAAATCTTAAAGTCATTTGTCTGTATAAAATTATCTATGGCAAATCCTTTACCAGAACCTGCGCCACCTGCTAAAAATATAACTTGACCTGTTCGTTTGCCACCACCGACAACAACAAGTTTTTCTTCAAGATATTTTTTAAATGTAATCATGGATTAGGTGCTTTTGGTCTAGGATCTGGAGATAATGGTGGACGAGTGTCAGGATGACGGGGTGGGCCGCCAGGGCGTGTCGTGGGGGAATCGGGCCCATAAGGTTTTGGTTGCGGTGGTTGTCCAGTGCCTGGTTGACTACGATCTGCTTTAGGATTCACAAAAGTATTTTGTTGCATTTTAACTTCATGCGCGTGCTTATTTTGCCACGAATCAATCGTTTGTTTTATAATTTTTGTGTTTTCTATATTTTGTTGTGCATACCACATTTTTACGGGATCATCATTATCCTTGGTATTTGTTTGACCTTGTGTGGGTGCATAACGAAGTGTTCCTGATCTTTCTGAGGGGGTAACAAGTTCTGAGTCTATTTGACCAGCACTAATTAACCCCGCAGAATTACCAAAATTTTCTTTTAACTTGTTTATTAATTGCTTAAATGTTTTCATTTTAACATGTCTCCACCGTTTATTTATTCGTTTTAGAAGCCCCATTTTACTAAATACAATGGAGGGATGCCTATGTCGTGGGATTACCGAGTTTTGAGAAAGTATGAACGAGCGGTCGGCAAAACATTCGTTTTTTACGAAATCCACGAAGTCTATTATAACGAACAGGGTAAGGTTGCTTCCATAACGGAAGATGCTGTAGCCCCATACGGCGAGAACATCTCGGAACTAATGATTGAAATGAGCATGTTCTTGGATGCCTTCACCAAGCCTATCCTAGACTTTGATCTGATAGACAAAAAAGGCTACGAGGCGGAGATACAAGAATACCTCCGCCCCGAAAACCTTAGTTTTAAGAAAATGTTTGAAACTGCTCCCGACAAGAACGATTTAAAAAATCTTGAAATTGAACTACGCCGAGAACGCGATCTTGCTGAGGATGTCTACAACGAGGTGTGTGTAGATAAGCCTAAGCAAACCGTAATGGACTTTATTGAAGTCTTACGGAAGAAGTGGCGACAGATTTAGTCTGTAACCAACTTCAGTTCAGGGGTAGCAATCTTCTTGCTTGGAGTAACCAACTTGCTGACAAAGCCAGCACGATACTCTTCAGCCAAATCCTTTAGGGGCTTGAAAGTAAAGAAGGTGGCATCCTTGGGAACAAGCAGACCATCCTCAGGCAGTTCTCCGTACATCAACCACGGCAACATACCAAGGTTTCCCTTGCCAGCAGGCACAAGCATGGCAGGCTTCTTTAGCAGATAGCCTTCATCTGTGGTAATAACCTGCGAAATAACATCTTCACCGCTACGCATTCTAACAATCAAAATCTCGGGTTCTCGTTCCATAGTGTCTCCTATTGTTTAGATAAAAAGTGATTCCATGTAAAGTTCACGAATAATAGACTTGAGTTTGACGGGATTCGTCACCTCCAAATTATCTATTTCCTGATTGATGAGAGAAAGTGTATCTTTGCTCACATCTACGGTTGCTGATAGTTCTGTTTCGCTGCCCTTGTCTTCAAGAACAGTCACCCCATGCGCTCCAACGCTGTTGATTGCATCCATGAACAAATCAAACATGGCGGGGTTACGCTTACGCTGCACACGAACACGCACAAAGGTATCTTTGAACTTCTTCATATCAGGCATACTCTTCGTGTAGTCTGTCGTAGAATCATCATAAGAGATTTCGCTGAAGATACGAAGTGGATTTGGAACAAACACTAAAGACCTATCCTCTGTGTCAAACACATGGAAACCTTTAGTCTCATTCAAATCACCAAAGGTAATCTGATATGGTGTGCCCAAATAATGAATGTTGCCCTTGGTGTGCTTGCAATGAAAGTGACCGCTATACACCGCTTGGAATCGTTCAAAAGGTTTGGGATCCATACCTTCTGTGAATTGAGTTCCACGCAAAACCTCATAACCATTCAATTCAAGATGTCCAACAACAACAGGGGCATCGGTTTTGGTAATGAGTTCTGCTGCTGCCGCTTCATTGCTTCGGTTAATCCACGGAAGAAGAAGGAATTTGGTTCCACCCAAAACAAGTTCAGCAGGATCCTTCACAATTGTAATACCGCTGCTCTCCAAATTCCCAAACAATTCTTCCACCGAATTGATGCTACTTGTGTTTCGGAAATAGGTGTCGTGGTTGCCCAACAGAATAGTAGAAGTAATACCTCTTGCGATGAGTTTATTGATGAATCGTTCTCGCGTTTCGTGCAGAGTTGCAAAATTTACAAATTTACGACGATCCATAAGATCGCCAAGATGAATTAAATGTGTAATCTGCTCTCGTTCAAGATAAGGAAAAAACACCTCGTCCAAGAAACGAAAGAAATGGTGCAAGAAAATTGGACTATCGTTGCGAGCACCAAAATGGGTGTCGCAGAGAAGGGCTACTCGCATACCTATAATATACACTCATTTCATAAAGTTGTCAAGACGATTCGGCTGAAGTTTCTTTACAGTCTTTTTAACAACCTTCTTCTTGGTGACAACCTTCTTCTTGGACTTTATCTTGTTTTCAAATGCTTCCATATCCTCAGGTGATATTTCTAAAATATCAGAGAATGGATTTGCCTCTGGCTCAAACTTATCCTTTAGCCAATTTCTAAATTTACCTGATGGATCAAATTCTTCAAATTGCTTCATCTTTATGTACAACTGCTTTTTCTCCTTTTGAATGCGTCGGAGGAAAGCAAAGAATATGATTTGTGTAAAGAACGCAAATGGGTTCTTAGACTTCTTGGGATTGAAGTTATTGGTGTACATAATACAGTTTTCTACTGCATCACTAATCATTTCATCCTTGAAATGGTAGTTGGCAAAGTTTGGCTTCTTTGCAAGATTCTCCGCAATATCCAAAAAGCATTGACCGATGTAATTGTTTACACCAGGTTTATCCAATCCTTCCTTTTCGGCTTTACGAACAGTCTTTTTGTACTCTAGTATTTCTTTTAAAAACTTAACATTGTCTATGTAATGGCTCGCTTTTGGCATGATCTAAACTTTCTAGCAAAATCTTTCCGAATTATTTGCTGTGGATGTTTTTTGTCACCTAAATTCTGGTGTCCGGTTTCAATGAAACTAATTATCTATAGTAACCAGTAAGGCCCAATAAGTCAACCGTAACCGATACCGTCTTCGTTGGGGTCTTCTTCTTCATCATCGTAATCTTCATCTTCATCATACTGACTAGATTTGTTGTTTTTATTATACCCTATGTTTGGGGAATTGTCATCTTCTTCTTCATCACTTTCCCAATCATAATTTTTGGATATCTTCTCAAAATCCTCTTGAATACGATGCAGTTCATTCTTTTCTAAAGCATCAAAGTATTCTTCAACCATTTCATCTTCGGGATTTGCCACAAGCAGAAGAACATCGTTGGGGATTTTAAATACGGTATCTTTACTGTACTCCAACCAATCTTGCATGAAGATGGTCATACGCTCCACACCTTTTTTACTTACGATAGGCATGCTTGTGATTTGCATGGGCTTTTCCACATACGAATAAAAGTCATCAAATGGTGCAAACCCACAGATTAAAGTATCACCGTTCTTGAAACGAACAATCTTAATACTGTTTCTACTCATGTGTGTCATGTATGGATCTCCGTGTGTGTACTCATTTAATTTACACGGTCAATATGCTAATAGTATTTAGGTGACTTGCAACTACAACTAATAGAAGAATTAAGTGCAAAAACAAAAAACGACCCCTTTCGGAGTCGTTCTTTGCGTGAAGTGAAGTGTTTTATTACAATTGTTCGCGTGTTGGAACACCTGTAATTGTTTGTAGTGCAACCGAGTCTAGGGCAAGAGCAGTAGCGAATGTGCCCTGTGCCTTGCTTGAACGAGTATCTTGTACACCACCAATAATCTTGGTGTTGACCATACGAATACCTGCTGAAGGACGAATCAAGCATGTTTCGTCTAGAGTATTGATACCACCGATCAAGCGGAAAGTAGTATTTCCTGTACCTGTGATACCTCCGATAAACATGTTA